TACGGCACTTTTTCTACTGGTGTTAATATCAGAAATCTACATAATGTTATATTTGCTTCCCCTAGCAAGTCAAGAATCAGAAATCTTCAATCAATCGGAAGAGTTCTCCGAAAAGGAGAAAATAAAGTAAAAGCAACTTTATATGACATTGCCGATGATATTAGTTACAAATCAAGAAAAAATTATACACTAAATCACCTTATTGAAAGAATTAAAATTTATAATGAAGAAAACTTTAATTACGATATTGTAAACATACCACTTAAAGACTAATGGGTGATGAATTTTACTGCATCTTAAAATTAGTATCCGGAGAGGAGATTCTATCACTCATTATGGTAGATAAAAATGATGGTGATCCGATATTGGTTCTACAAAATCCTGTCATTATGAAACCCGTAACAAACTCTACCGGTGATTCTTACGTTAAGATTAAACCTTGGATAGAGATGTCAAGTGATGATATGTTCTTGATTAAACTTGATAAGGTTATTACGATGACCGAAACAAAAGACATCAAGTTAATTCAGTTATATGAACATTATGTAAATAATGATTCAATAGAAGTATACAAGCCGGCTGGAGAAGTGAAACCTTCACCATCAATGGGTTATGTATCCTCTGTGAAAGAAGCTAGAAAAAAACTGGAGAATCTCTATAAAGATAATAAAGAAAGCTAGAACTTATCTTCAACGGAGACAAACCTAGTCTATATGGTTTTTCAATACTTGTCAAGCCCTTGCAGTATGTGCTATAATAATTACAACTTATACTAAAAGTCCAATGCCATGCCTAAAAAGAAATCAGAACATTATGTAAACAATAAAGAGTTATTAGAATCTCTTATTGTTTATCGATCTAAAGTAGACAAGGCAGAACAGAAGTACTTTGAGAAGTATGATAAGCATCCTCCCAAGTCTGGTGCCTGGGAAGGAAAACCGAGAATTCCAGACTATCTTGGAGAATGCTTTCTAAAGATTGCCACTCATCTCTCATATAAACCAAACTTTGTGAATTATATGTTCCGTGATGATATGATTTCTGATGGAATAGAGAATTGCGTTCAGTATATTCATAACTTCAATCCAGAAAGGTCTCAGAATCCTTTTGCTTATTTTACTCAGATTATTCACTATGCCTTTTTGAGAAGAATTCAAAAAGAAAAGAAGCAACTTGAAATCAAAAATAAAATTATTGAACGCACTGGGTTTGATGAAGTGATGACAATTGATGACGGATTGCTTTCTGGTAACAACAGTGAATACAACAGTATGAAAGATGCTATTCAGTACAGAAACGGAAATCGGTAGGTGCTCCGTAATGTTTAATAATTATAAATAGTTATAGCATTACGGAGCACTATGTCTAATCAATATAGTAAAGGTAGGGAAAATAGATTACGGGCAATAGAAGAAGGTAAGAAAACTTATGAGGGCTCCGTTGCTTGCAAACATTGTGGTAGTTATGAAAAATATGTATCTATCTCTAGTTGTGCCCCCTGCCTTAAAAAGAAAGGATTGGAAAAATTGAATAATGAAGAGTTGATGAAACCTTATAGGACAAAAGAAAAATCTAATAATAAGACATATAGGTATAGAGCAAAGAAGTTTGGTGAAGCACCAGTCCTAACACCAGAAGAACATCAAAGAATCTTGCTTATCTACCAAGAATGTGCTAGAATTACGGAAGAAACTGGAATTTCTCATCACGTTGACCACATTCATCCAATCTCAAAAGGTGGTAAGCACCACCCAGATAATTTGCAAATTTTGACTGCTACTGAAAATATCCGTAAAGGAAACAAATTATTATGAAAATTGCTTTAATTACTGATAGTCACTACGGGGCAAAAAAAGGTTCAAAGCATCTTCACGATTACTTTGAACTCTTCTATAAGAATGTATTTTTCCCTGCCCTTGAAGAACACGGGGTAGAAGCAGTCATTCATATGGGTGATGCCTTTGATAGTCGTAAGTCAATTGATTATCAAAGTCTTGAATGGGCAAAGAGAGTTGTATTTGAACCTCTTCGGGGATATGATGTTCATATGATTATTGGTAATCATGATTGTTACTACAAGAATACCAATAGCGTTAATTCTCCAAGTTTGCTTCTTCAAACCTATCCAAATATTAAAACTTATAGTTCTCCAACAAATACTAAAGTTGGTGGAATAGATATGACCTTTATTCCATGGATTTGTAGTGAGAACTATGATGAAACCTTAAAGGTAGTTAAGAAATCCAAGGCAAAAGTTGCCATGGGTCATTTAGAACTCAAAGGATTTCGTGTTAATAAACATCTTGTAATGGAAGAGCATGGACTGGAAGCGGATCTTTTTTCAAACTTCACAAAGGTATTTTCTGGTCATTACCACACTCGTTCTGATAATGGAACTGTGTTCTATCTCGGTAATCCTTATGAAATGTATTGGACGGACGTAAACGATACTCGTGGATTTCATATCTTTGATACTGAAACTCTAGAGCACACTCCAATTAACAATCCTTATAAATTATTCTATAACATTTATTATGAGGATACTCCACATCAGACTTTTGATGCCTCTGAGTATTCTAATAAGATTGTTAAGGTGATTGTTCGTAAAAAATCCAAACAAAAAGATTTTGAGAAGTTTATTGACAAACTCTATAAAGTCGGTATTCAGGATTTGAAGATTGTTGAAAACTTTGAAATTCAAGAGAATGAAAACTTTGTAATTGACGAAGAAGAGAATACTATTTCAATTCTGAATCGTTATATTGATGAATCTGAATGTGACTTTGATAAGGGTACTATCAAAGGTATATTCCAAGACCTCTATAAACAAGCTTGCGAAGTAGAATAATGTTTCTTCTTACTCTTAAGGGTCGTAAAGATGATGGGGCATATGCCGTTCAAGACCAATATGGAGAAAAGGTTTTATTCTTATTTGAAGAAGAGGATGATGCTGCTCGTTATGCTATGATGCTTGAGTATGATGAAGACTACGAAAAAGAAATGGAAATCGTGGAAGTTGATGACGAACTTGCCATAAAAACTTGTAAGCATAACAACTACAAGTATGCCTTAATTACTTCTGATGATATTGTGATTCCTCCTAAAAATGATAATATTTAAAAAAATTAAATGGAAGAACTTTTTAAGTACCGGCAATAACTGGACTGAAGTTGATTTCCAAAAAAATAATACAAATTTAATTATCGGAACGAATGGTGCTGGAAAATCTACTATTCTTGATGCATTAACGTTTGTTCTTTTCAATAAACCATTTCGCAAGATTAATAAAAATCAACTCATTAATACTACCAATGAGAAAGATTGTCTTGTTGAGATTGAGTTTTCTGTAAATAGTCGGAATTATTTGGTTCGTCGTGGAATCAAACCAAATATTTTTGATATTGAAGTAAATGGAAAGCAACTTCATAAGGAATCTGATGATAGATTGAATCAAAAGATTCTAGAAGAAAATATTCTGAAAGTTAATTATAAATCTTTTACTCAGATTGTGATTCTGGGTTCCAGTACCTTTGTGCCTTTTATGCAACTTACGACTGCAAATCGTCGTGAGGTGATTGAAGACCTGCTGGATATTCGTATTTTTTCTGCGATGAATGCTCTGATTAAGGAGAAGATTCGTCTTCAAAAAGATGAAATCAAATCTCTTCAATTAAAAAAAGAAAACCTTAAAGATAAGGTTGAGATGCAGAAGAGTTTTATTGAAGAACTTGAAAATCGTGGTAATGCCAATATAAATGCCAATCAAGAAAAGATTACCAAGTTAGACGCTGAAGTAGGCATTTATATGAACGAGAATGCCAAAACCGAAGAAGAAATCTTTAAGTATGTAAAGGAGCAAGAGGAAGTTACTGGTGCCGCAGAAAAGTTGGTTAAACTTAATAATCTTAAGGGTAAGATTTCTCAAAAAGTATCTGTGATTACCAAAGACCATAAGTTTTTCTCTGAAAATACGGTATGCCCTACTTGCACTCAGGATATTGATGAAAGATTTCGCCTAGATAGAATTGCAGATGCTCAAACTAAAGCAAAAGAACTCCAGAAAGGTTTCCAGGAACTTGAGGAGACTATAAAATTTGAAGAAGAACGAGAGTGTCAATTTCTAGTTCTATCTAAGGAGATTACGAAACTCAATCATGAGATTTCTCAAAACAATACTCGGATATCACTTAACCAGCGACAAATCCGAGATCTTGAAACTGAAATTCAAACAATTGCCAATCAACTTGAAAACCGAAATACTGAACATGAGAAGTTAGAAGAATTCAGAGAAAATCTCCAAAAAACTTTTGATGACCTTTCAACAAGAAAAGAAGAAATCGTACATTACGATTTTGCCTATTCCTTACTCAAGGATGATGGCGTAAAGACGAAGATCATCAAGAAGTATCTTCCGTTTATTAATCAGCAGGTGAATCGTTATCTTCAGATGATGGATTTTTATATTAATTTTGAATTGGATTCTGAATTTAATGAGACTGTAAAATCTCCTATTCACGAAGATTTCTCATACTCTTCATTTTCCGAAGGTGAAAAGGCAAGAATTGATTTGAGTTTGCTGTTTGCTTGGCGTGAAGTTGCAAGAGTCAAAAACTCAGTAAATTGTAATATTCTTTTATTTGACGAAGTTTTTGACTCTTCTCTTGATGGTTTTGGTGCTGATGAATTTCTAAAAATTATTAGATATGTGGTTAAGGATACTAATGTTTTTGTAATTTCTCATAAAACAGATCTTCAAGATAAGTTTGATTCTACAATTAAGTTTGAGAAAAAAAATGGATTCTCATATAAAACTGAAATTTAGTTTGAGTTTTTTATAAATAATTAAAAATTTTTAAAAGACATGAGAGATCAAGAAATTATAGGACTTTGGGAAGCTTATTCTTCCATTTATGCTTCACAAGAAGAAGTGGAAACTCTTAATGAAGCAATCACCAGCGCAAAGGGTAAAGCAAAAGCAGCAGAAATGATTGCTGCTCGTAGTACTCCTTCAGGTAGAGCAAAGTCAGGTAAAGGTGCTAATGTTGCTCAAATTAGGAAGATTGGTCTTTCTAATAGAGAAGGTCTGGGTGGAACTCCAATGACTCCAACCATGGCTAAAAATCCAGTTAAGAAACAGAACTATGATGGATCTGGAAACAGAGCAGCAAGAAGAGCAGGGAAAGAAGTTAAAGATCCGCCTGAAGGTATTCGTGATAGTTATGAGTATGATCTTTACGACATCATTCTCTCACACCTCCTTGATGAAGGTTATGCTGAAACACCAGAAGCAGCAGAAAAAATTATGGTGAATATGAGTGAAGAGTGGAGAGAAGATATTATGGAAGGTATGTCTATGAAAGACTTCAAGGCAAACCGTAAAAAACTTCAACGTAAAGAAGCAAGTGCTGATGCTCGTAAGAGAGGACACGAAGGTAAAACTTGGGCAGATTCTGGAAAAACTTATAGTCCTGATCAAGCAAAGCGAAATAGAGCAAATATGACTGATGCTACAAGGCAAGCATTATATCGTGTTGCTAATAACCCAGACGACGATGGTGGTGATGACCATTACCCAGCATCAAAAACCAATGATCCAAAGAAACTTCGTAAGCAAAAAGCGATGGGAGAGATTGGTGAAAGTTATGACCTTTACGACATCATTCTCTCACATCTTCTTGATGAAGGTTATGCTGATACTCAACAAGCAGCAGAAGCAATCATGGTGAATATGGGTGAAGAGTGGAGAGAGAGTATTATAGAGGCAGATTCTATTGAAGCGATGAGAGCAAGAGCTGCTAAAAGAAGAAAGCAACGCTATGGGGCTAGCGATACTAGTCGCGGAGGACGTGATGACTTTAGACCATATACTGAAGATGATTACAAGAGACCTGGACCAGGATCACAGGCAAAGGAATCTTAAGACCACTTTCCAAACTGGCACACTAGAGGGTCTCACCACCCTCTTTTTTTGTATAATAAATAGTTAAACCTAATACGACGGCAATCTGTTAGGATGGTTAAGGCACTTTCGGGTGCCTTTTCCTGTATAAATACTTATGCCGTTGTATTAGAGTAGGATGAAGAATCCACAGAGATTTTATACTTACGCATATTTGCGTAAAGATAGGACACCTT